GCGGAGGGCGCAGCAGCCGAAGCCGCATATCAGTTGTACTTGGCTAACAACGGGCTCATTGATCAAATGGACCCGTTAGCGCGTGGCCTTTATGCCGCCGAACTACGGTGGAAAGGCTACGCGGACGCAGTCATCGCAGCCCGTGCCGCATCGACTAGTGGGTGGCTTACACCCATGGAACAACGCAAGATGGTGTCCCCAACGGTCGCGGCCGCCCTTGAGGCCGGGCAAAGCATGGACCGCTACACGGGCCAACTCGTCGAGTACGGGAAGATCATCGAGGATGTCGGGTCGTCCAGTGCGTCAACCGCGGCAAGCACCGACCTCCTCTCGACAGCGTTTGAACTACAGTCCAAAGTGGTGGCGGACGGGTCCGCGGAACTACGCAAGCAAACGGCCGAATTGCAGTCCGCGAACGCGGCAGTCGATCAGTACGCGTCCACCCTCGCGGGCCAATTGCTTGGCGGCATCAACTTAAGCGCGGCGCAGGAGACAGGCACTGAACTGGGCATTGGCACGATGGCCGCATTTGACGCCCAAATAGCGCAGGCCAATTGGTTCGGGAACGTCCTCGAAGAGGTCAAGCGGCAGAACGGTAGCCAGGCACTCATCGACTACATGGCGCAGGCGGGCCCGGCGGCCGGTGGAAAGTTTGGGCAAGAGGCAATCGATAAGGGGCTCATTCCCGAGTTCTCATCCAAATTGGATGCCGTGGTGTCATCGGCCAACACGTTGGCCCAAGCCATGGTTCCCGAGTATCTGCGGGCCGGTGTGGATGCCGCCGAACAGAACATCGCGGGCATGGCCGAAACGTTCGCGGATAACTCGGACAAACTGGCGAAAATCGGTAAGCGCATCGGTAAGACGGTGGGAGATAACGCCAAGGTCGAAATACTCGATGCCGTAACCAAGGCACTTGAAATGGCCGAGGCATCGAGGACGGCGGCCGAGGCCCGCAACCGTGCAACAACTGCGGCCGCGAATCTTCTCAGCGATCAGCAAGTCGCACAAGCGTTCTCCCGCATCATTACGACATCGAACAGTCGCACTGGGTACAGCATGGGCGTACCGATCCCGTCGCCGGTCCTCGGATGATCACTTCCATAACCGTCAACGGGGCGGGACTGGACCTGACCGGCGTTGAATACTCGGTGACAGTCAGCCACGGCCGCAATGACATCACGGCAAGCCCTCAGGCATCCGACGCAAGCATGACCCTGTTCGGGTTCGCATCCATCCCGGTGGAGATATCGGACGAGGTCGTGATCGGTGCCTACGGGCTCACGAGGTTCACGGGCCGGGTTACCGATGTCCTCCTCACCCACGAGTACGACCCCAACGGCACGGTTAATTTCGTGGCCCGCCTCGATGTCACCATGATGGGCAACCTGTCCCTGCTCGGTCTGGCATTCGTCGGGGCCAGTGGCTACGCTCGCGAACTCCTGTCAGACCGCGTTGACAACATCCTCACGGATGCCGGGGTCGTGTTCGCGAACAACTCCGATCCGTTGATGACTCAGGAGGCCCTAGCGGCCGAGCCGGGCGGATACTCGGCTCTAGATTTACTTACGGCCCTATGCACCGAGACGGGCGCCACACTGGCCGACCTGCCCGATGGCAACGTGTTGTTTGAGTCGTACTCACGCAGGGGTTACGGATACAACCCCGCGCATTGGTTCGACCTCGATCCCACGGACACGTGGCCCGACATCCCCTATATCTGGGCCGACGTGTACGACCGAGTGGACGCGGCCCCGTTGACCGTCACGATCCCCCAAGCATCGACCGCGTGGGCGCCGACGTGGCGGTCAACGAATCAAACGATCCTTAACGACGTGACCGTGGTGTACGGGACGAGCGGGAACCAAGATAAGACGGACACCGACCCGGCCTCGATCATCACCCACGGCCGCCGCGCCTTCACCCTCACGACCAAATTGCACTTGGGTACCGACGCCCAGACACGAGCCTCCGAAATCGTCCGGTCACAGTCCGAACCCCGCTACGCCATGGCGAACGTGCAAGTCCTCATGGAGACACTGACCGAGCCCACATTGTCCGACATTCTGGACCTCATCTCGGGATCACGCGTCAACCTGGACAACACTCCGCAACCGTCACCCATCGAGGACTACGTGGGAGTCGTGGAGGGATGGTCCGAGACGTACACCCCCGGACAGCACACACTTACCCTGTCTCTGTCGGACCCACGTTTCTCGTACCTCATGGTGAAGTGGAACGAGATAAGCCCAACCCTCGTGTGGTCGGCGGTAGATCCGACGGTCCAGTGGTACAACGTTGTTTTAGCCTCCGACCTCGTCGCATAACGAAAGGAACAAGATGGGCACCCCGTACGCGGTAAGTAGTGACTTGGTATCTGCCTACCCGGCCAAGTCGCTCGCAATCGCCCAGTTCATCGACGGCTACAAACTCGACACGGGCCCGGTACAAAACGCGCAAACCGGTCTCAGTTATACGTTTGCGCTCACCGACACGACAAAAACGGTAACGGCCAATAACGCGGCCGCCTCGGTCTACACCGTCCCACCGCAATCCTCGGTGGTGTGGGAAAACTACACAACCCTGCGCATTGTGAACCTTGGTGCCGGTGTCGTCACTCTCACCGCTGGCGCTGGCGTCACGCTTACAGGAACTCTCGCAATGCCTGTTTACGCCTCCGCCACTCTTATTAGGACCGCGTTGAATACTTGGACGGTGGTCGGGATTGCATCCCTCCCATCTTCAGCCACCGCAGCCGTCGCAACGTCCCAAGGCACCACCAGCACGTCCTACACGGACTTAGCCACCGCCGGACCGGCAGCAACACTTACAACGGGCACAAAGGCTCTGCTAGTCATCACGACGTTCATGGAAGCCAGTATTGGAGGTTACAACACCTTCGCAAGTTTCGCGGTATCCGGGGCCACGACCATAGCCGCAAGCGACACGCGCTCAGTACGTGCCAAGGCAGGCGTACAAGTCAGCGCCGTGTACCTTCTGACGACTCTTACCGCTGGTTCAAACACGTTTACCATGAAATACAAGGCAGAAGCCGGTTCGACAGCTACATTTTCAAACAGGGAAATCGCTGTCATAGATTTGGGGTCATGATGGAAGACAACCGGGTACGAGTCAGCACGAATAAGGCAATCAACCTCTCGCAATTGGACACCGAAACCGGAGGGCATGGCCTTTGCGGTGCCGATGGTGAAGTAGTGGCGGTTGAGGGTTCACCATTGACCGAGGAACAACTAAAGGCCGCTATAGGGAAGCACAAGGCCGTTCTACCTCCCACACCCGAGGAACAAGCGCAGAACGCGTTCGCCGCCATCGCACACGCTAAGTCACTGGGCTTTACTGACGCCATGATTTCGGCCATGTACCCGGGATTGACCAATGGCTAAGTTGGTGGCAGCGGGGGTCACGCTGCGAGACCAACTGAACGACCGCTTCCCGAAACGTGACAAGCGTTCCGACGGGTGGATCGGCGATTATGCCCATTCGACTAGGGCGTCACTTCACAATCCCGACAAAGACGGTTGGGTCCACGCGCTCGACATCGACGAAGACTTTGGCGCACCCGGGTCGGCCGAGAAGTTCTGTGACCAACTGCTCGCATACGTGCGGGCCGGACTCGATCACCACCGCATCCTTCACGTTGTCTATGACGGCCGCGTGGCCTCGGGTACGTTCCCGAATCGCCCAGGACGACCGGAAACGTTCTGGGTGTGGCGACAGGACGCGACGCTAGGCCACAAGCAACACATCCACATAAGTTTCACGGACAGGGCCGAGAAGGATGGCAGGCCGTTTAACCTGCCGATCTTCGACACGGCCCCCCCACTAACGCCGGCAAAGAAGGCACCCGCGAAGAAAGTCCCAAAGAAGAAAACCCCGACGGCATGAACGCTGAGGCATACACGGCCGTGGTCGGACTGCTCATTGCCGTCATCGGACTAGTGAGCATGGTGATACGCGGCCAACACAAAGCCCAACGACCCAACGGTGGAAAAAGCCAATACGACCTCCTAGTGCGAATCGAGGGCCGACTAGACCGGCTCGAACGAAACGCGGACGAACACCTACGCCACCACCTGGACACGTGATGCTCGACAAATTGAGCGCAGAACAACGACACCTAGCGCTCTTGCTCATCGGGGCGGCCCTCGCATGGCTCTCGACAAACATCCCCAACCTCGATGTTGACCCCCTCGGCGCGTCCCTCATCGGGGCCCTTGCAACCGCAGCTCTTGCCTACGTGACCCCACTGACACGGCAATACGGCGTGGGAAAGACTGACAAGATAGACAAGATTGACAAGATGGACTAGAGTCGTCCATGTAGGCAACACCGCCTGCCAAACCCATAGGGGCAACTATGTGGATCGTTCTCCTTACCCGCGTCACCACCAAGGGCTACACCCAGCACACGACCTTGAACGAGATCGACGGCAGTCTCCGCCAGTTCGAGGAGGCCGCCGATGCCGAGGTCGCTGGGCACGACCTGCTAAACACCAAGGGCAGCAAGGTTGTGTGGTTTGAGGTTAAGCGCATCTACTAACCGGAAGGGCCTCCCGCAAGGGGGGCCCTTTCCCATTCCCGAAAGGAACGACATGACATCACTGTCACCAACGCAAGCGGCCGCCGTCCTGGGCCTATCCGGACGCACCGTCGCCCGGCTCATCGACAAGGGCGAAATACTTGCCACGTCCACACCGGGAGGACATCGACGGGTCACCCCCGACGACCTCCTCGCATATCAACGCAAGCGCATATCTAGCACCGTCACGGTGCTTGTCCCTCCGACCTCTGAGGATGCGTGATCATCGAGGCCGCACTGGCGGCCGCCGTGTACACGGTCCCGACCTGCACCGACCCTGTCGTGCGCGTCCTGCACTCGGCAGGATTCCGGGGTCGTGCGCTGCGCTACGCCTACGGAATCGTGATGCGGGAAAGCAAGGGCCACGCCCGAGCCATATCGCCCACATCCGACTACGGCCTATTTCAATGGAATCGTGCCGCGTGGTCACGAGCTACGTGGTGGGACCCGGTGCGTTTGCTCACCCCTCAGTACAACGCGGCCGTTGCGTTCAAGATCAGCCAGGGGGGCCGGACGTTCTACCCGTGGGACATCAACGGGCGCGGCTACCACTTGGCGCGCTACTCATCGAGGGCCACATTCAACGTGTGGGTGAAG